GTCCACTTTCCACCGTCTGTACAGGTGTACTCACCAAGAATACAGATCGTGTGTAGCGCTGGTAGAGCAACAAAGTCTCCATTACATTCTTTTGTCGGGGTGAAGGGAAGCGGGTTACGTGGTCTCCGCGCGCAGGGAACCTACTCAGAACTGAGCAGGGTGAGGAATACGTCATTTGGCATTATACCATCGGCTCACTCACATTACCCCCGGCGTCACACGCGTTTGCGGACGTACCTCTAACAGGTCATTATAGTTCCTTCTGTTTTCAGGGACCGGATTTGCTGGCACTTGACTTGCGTCGTGGAAGGTCTTACCCTCTGCTGCGCACAAACCGCTCGCGTACTCGCGTCACTAGGATTAACTATAGCCGCCCCATTTCATTCCTCGACACCCACAAGTGCCCATCGCACACACACGATGAAACGCCGCCAAGACCGCGGCACTACCCTCCTTATTTTCTTTACTTAACTCACCAACATTCCTCCACCTACCACTCACACCACCTCCCTGCCGCCTATCGGTACCGCTGTAGGCGATACCCCCGTCGTAACACCTTACTACTGAGTTCCGCTCATCTTCTCCCTTGGGATCAGAGACGGTAGTAAGTATCTTCGGGTCGTTTGGATAGGTTGTCTTGCGACAATCTTACGCAGGCTGGGCCACCTTTCGAAGTGCTGCATCTGAGGCTTCCATCTCCTCCAATTTCTCGAGATCCGAAGAAATGGTCTTAGGAGTGAACTTGGGTTCCTCAAAAATGATGTCACGCACAAAGATTGGTGTTGGTGTATCCTCTGCCATTAGGGGTTTCCCCCCCAGGTCTCGGCAGAGGATGAAGGTAGACTCGCCCCGCTTCCTCCATCCACTCCTTATAGTCAGGGGATTGATCGGGAACACATGATCAACACCTGCTACCCGTCCATTCGTCTGGGGGAGTCGGTCAAGACGTTCGTACAACTGTTTAAGCCCACAAGGTTCAGGGCCGTGAGAAACAGGACGCATTCGTAGTCCTCGGGAACGAAGACCAACGCGCGAACATAACTCACAAAAACAGCTGCTTTCAGTAACGACTGTCTTGGGAACAATCTCATACCTCGCGACCCAAGGTAATACCCGTTTCATTGGGTATGAGAGGCCAACTACATCGGCTTCTCTGAGATCATTCCAACCCGCAAATGCCTGATCTCTGGCACTTACGGACAACCAACTCCCCCACGAGAGGACGTCAGGAGTCTTCAACCTCTCCACCTTCTCCCACCGATAGTCCCGTTGGAATTCTCGACGGTACCGATCCATCTGAGCCCGAGTGTCGCTAGCAGTTTCCAAGCAAGCAACAATATCGGGTCCATCCACTTCGCAGAAGAGTCGAGTCCTTCCTTGACTGCTCTCGTGGAGTTCCACCTTGCCTTGATTGACGCTGACAATATAATCGTCAGGTGCAGGCGGAACGATAGATCGCCCTTTCCATAGGGACTTTTGGTAGATGAAGGATTTCGCCATCTCTCGCACAACCCTGGTCTTTCTGCCGTTTAGGGCATCCGATTTCAGGAGCGCACCCGTTCTACTCCACGTCAAGTTCAACACTTGGGGTAGATTTGTTAGCCAGAACTGGCGTAACACAAAGGCGCGCATCTGACCCTGGAAGCCTCTGACAACGGCGTTTGCACGACCTATGAGCCCAGGCTCCAGCACTTCAACCCTATGCTTTTCAGGGCGAGTGGCTGGGTCTTTTGACGGACCATAGAACGCTTTAGAGCGTAACACGGGTATTAACTTGACCCCGTGGCCATGCAAACGGTTAGTGGATTCGAAGAACGTCGAATTCAGAGACCAGAACCTAGGATGTACGAGAGTTTTCCCTCGGGACAGTACAAGTCCCGCCCGTTCGACTGCATCAAACCATTTCTCATGCTCTCCTCGACGACATTGGAACACGATGTCATCGCCGTTAATTTTCGTCACGGTGTCGAGCATGTCCTTAGCTTCCGTTGGATACGCAATGTACAGCGTCGAAGCATTAATAAGGCAAAGAAGAGGGAATGAGAGGTAGTTACCCATCATCTGGCCATTGATCTGGATGCCAGAGAGTCGTTCGGGTTCTCGGCCCTTCCCCATCTCGATTTCACAAGAGATGGTTCCGGCGAGGGCCTCAATTGCTTTATCCCACAATGATCTTGGGACATGGCGACTGAGGCCCTTCAGGGCACCGAGAAGGTAGGCGGAGTGGAGAGGATTGAAATTGTCAGTGGCGCCTTCATAATCTCCTGAGACGAAGTCATACCCTTTCTTGAAAGTTAGACCTTTAAAACACCATTGGCTGGATCGTTCGCCAAAGGGTAGGTCAGACTTAAGGGCAGTTCTTCGAACGAACTTCTCAGGAGTTGCGTCACCGACAAGGATGAAGGGAAGTTTCCGGCAGTGATTGTAGAGGAGAATGTGGAGGGGGAGTAATTGGCTCTGAAGGTAAGACGCAATCGTTACTATGCGGACCTTACCATTATCAGTCAGAACCTCAACGCGTCTGTTCTGCGGTATGTCACAACCGCCTAACTCAATCAGTCGAAAGAACTCAGACTGAGTGAGAGGTTCATCCTCGTCAAGGATGGCCTCAGCGCGCGCTCCCCCCCACTTCCGACCCCGCTCTTCGCAGGCCGACCTCGAGATCGTCACTTTGTCAACGATACGATCGAACTCGGAGTCCCACCCCTCCTTGAAGTAGTCAGAGATAAGCCTATCAATTGCATCTAGGCCTACTCTATCCGCTTCACGGGGGCGAGCGCATTTGTCGAAATACTCCTCGACCACCTTCAACTTCGCACCACGGGATGTGTCTACCGAGTGGATTTTTCGGTAGAGAAATTCCGACGCAAACAGGCCGAATTGTTCACGGCTTGTCGATGGTTGCATCGAAGTGAGCCCCTTGTCAAGATCGGACTTGGGGAGAGGGTTCTCCGGTACCAGGAGGGCGGACTTACCATATAGTCCTCCCATCTGCCTCCGGAAGTTTGGCCACAGTCGAGACGAGCGTTTCTCACAATTGTGCACGTGCGTTTTAGCAGAGGTGTGGAGGTCGCCCATTGACTCGATCTGTATGGCTGGATGATCTACGATAGCGATCGCTGATCCCAAGTAGACGCTGCTCGTCGAGCTTAGGCTATATTTCCCTTAAGGGGGACATATGCTTTTCTCCGCGTCACGGATAGTGGAACTGCCTCCGTATGCTCCGGCAAGTTGGTCTTTGTTTCACCTTTCGGCTACTTCCAACACCTTACACACACGAGTTAGATTAGGAGAAACCCCCCTCTAACTTTCGAACCACTGCATCACCCACATGGTCAATGCTACCACAACAGCATCATAACGAAACCTCTCACGCGAGACACGAAGAGCGCCGCAGGAAGACACCTACAATAGGTGGTTGGTCATAGTCCGAAGACTAGCCGGGTTGTCTTAACCCCAGCCGACCGCCCGTTGGCCCTTGCCGCAACTCCGCCTGAGCGAGAGAGGACGTCACACACGCCATCATGGCAACTTTCACGCCTGTTGAACATTACAGGTCGCTAGGTAGCACCATACTACCTTTGGGAGCGATATCCCAGAATCCACAAATCCTAGCGATAGGTACTTGCTAAGTCTTGCGAAAGCGGG